GTGGACTTATCTTCCAGAGAGAAGCTGCAGGTGTTGTTGAAGCTATTGGACCTCAAGTTCAAACAACTTCTGGGGACGTATCAGTCATCTACCAGGGTGATGTTATCCTCGGACGTCTAGCAATGGGCGCAGACTATCTTAACCCAGCTGCTGCTGTTGAACTGTTCGCTGGAACAGATACAAAGCCAGCTGCATTCGGTTAATTATACTTATAAGGGAGGGTTCTCACGCCCTCCTTTTTTTTATTAACAAATATTTATACCTATGGCTACCACAACAATTGATCTCGATACCGAACTATCCGCAGTTAACTCAATCTTGGGTAGCATTGGTCAGTCTCCTATCACCACTCTGAATTATGAGAACCCTGAGATTGGATTTATATATAATATATTAAATGAAGTAAATAAAGATGTACAGAATGAAGGTTGGCATTTTAATACTGAGTATCATGTGAAGACATCTCCTGATGTTAATAAGAATTTAACCTTACCTGCTAACTGTTTAAGATACGATATATATGATGAACATCATGATAAGACAATTGATGTTGTTGTTCGTAATGGAAAACTATATGATTTGGTTGACCATACTGATGAATTTGAACAAGACCTTTACTTAACTGTTATCACTTTATATCCATTTGCTGATCTACCTAACCCATTCCAACGCTATATAACTTATAGAGCTGCAGTCAGAGCTGCTACTCAACTTGTCAATAACCCACAACTGGTAACTTTATTACGTCAACAAGAAGCTGTAGCAAGAGCTACTTGTATGGAGTATGAATGTAATCAAGGTAACCATAGTTACATGGGTTGGCCACATGATAGTGCATATAGACCATACAAACCAACTACAGTATTGAGTCGCTAATGGCTAGTATTACACAAACAATCCCAACATATAACAGTGGGATATCACAACAACCTGATACATTAAAAAATCCTGGCCAAGTTAATGTAGCAAAGAATGTTTTACCAGACCTTACTGAAGGTTTAACAAAAAGACCAGGAGGTAGATTAGTAAAATCATTAAGTCATGATTCTACTGCAGCCAAGAATTCATCAGTTAATGGTAAATGGTTCAGTTACTATAGAGATGAGAATGAACAATATATAGGTCAGATTGATAGAGATGGTTATGTTAAAATGTGGGGAGCTAATGATGGTTTACCACGTACAGTAACATATAACAGTAGTGCTACTGAAGCTGCTTTACGAGCATACCTAGAACATTCACAAGATGATGATTTACAGACTCTTACATTGAATGATTTTACTTATGTGTGTAATCGTGCTACTAAAGAAAGTGATGGATCAACTGATCATACTAAAACTACAGTAGCAATGGCTGCAACTGTTGAACCTGCAAGACCTCCAGAAGCTTATATAGAATTAAAAAAGATTTCTTATGCAAGTCAATACTCTGTAAATCTATATGATAATACAACTGAAAGTACTATAACCACAGCTACTAGAATAAAAGTACAACGAGTATTTGATAGTTCAAATGGTTGTGCAAGTGGAGGAGGATTACCTTCTAGTGGTAATTTACCTGATGATGGCTATTACTGTACTTCAGGATCTTCGAGAGATAGTTACTGTCCTAATGTAGATACACAAATATTTAATGTAGATTATGGAGCTAGTGGTGATACATCTGATGCTAATGGAACAGCATGGACATATAGTGGTTCTGTAAATGGAGGTACTGCGTCTGATAGAAAGAACATGTATTTCCGCATAACTACAATTGGTCAATCAGTACCAGAAGGTGGTAATGCTACTAATCCAGACTATCATTGTCGTTATACAACTACACATGATTTACTATATGGTGGAGAAGGTTGGGTAACAGGAGATATATTTTATCTATGGATGAAAAATGCTCAATATAAAATTACTGTACAAGAACATAGTACAGCTAAAGTAAAAGCTAATTTAGCTGCAGCTAGACCTTCACCAACACCTTATGATAATGAAACCACTATTACTGCTGAAAGCATCTTAGGTGCTATGGAGACAGAGATAATAGCTGGTGGAACATTTACAGATGCCAATATAACACAGGTTGGTAATGGTTTATATATAACTAGAGCTTCTGGTGCTTTTAATATATCAACACCTGTATCTGACTTAATGACAGTCATGACAGATAGTGTTAATAATGTAGAAGATTTACCAGCACAATGTAAACATGGTTATGTAGTTAAAATTACTAATAGTGTTGAGGAGGAAGATGATTGGTATGTAAAATTTGCTGGTAAAGATGATAAAGATGGTTCAGGAGTATGGACAGAATGTCCAAAGCCTGGACGTAAAATAGCTTTTGATCCAGCTACTATGCCTATTCAAATAGTACGTCAAGCTGATGGTACATTTGAAGTTAACCACGTAACTTGGGAAGATGCTTTAGTTGGAGATGATCTTACTAATTCAGAGCCAAGTTTTGTTGGCAAAAAAATTAACAAGATGCTATTCTTTAGGAATAGGCTAGTTCTATTTGCTGATGAGAATGTTGTATTATCAGCTGCTGGAGACTTCTTTAATTTTTGGAACAAAACTGCTTTAACGTTTAGCAATGTAGATCCTATTGATTTGTCTTGTAGTTCAGATAAACCTGCTGTAATTTATGATGCTATTGGTGTGAACACTGGTTTAGTTATGTTCACTAAAACTCAACAGTTCATGTTAACTACAGATAGTGATATCCTAAGTCCAAATACAGCTAAGATAAACACCCTTGCTAATTATAATTTCAACTCTCAAACTTCTCCTATTTCATTAGGTACAACAATTGGTTGGCTTGATAATGCAGGTAAGCATTCAAGGTTCTTTGAAATGCAACGAACCATGAGAGAAGGTGAGCCTGATGTTGTAGAACAAAGTAAAATTGTATCTAAATTATTTAATAAAGATTTAAGATTCATTTCTAACTCAAGAGAAAATGGAATCATATTCTTTAGTGAAGCTGATTCTAGTACACTATATTGTTATAGATATTTCTCTACTTCTGATAAACGGATACAACAAGCATGGTTTACTTGGGAGTTACCAGGAACTATAAAGCATCATTCTGTCTTAGATGATTCGTTATATGTAGTACTTAGAAATGGTGCAAATTTAGATGCATTATTAAGGTTTGATATCAAACTACATACTGACTCACGTACTGTTACAGATGACTTAGATACAACTGATACAACAGATGATATCACATACAGAGTACATTTAGATAATAGTCAAGTCATAGATGCTTCAGCATTAGGTTATTCAGCTACAACTGGTAGAACAGGATTCACAAAACCTGATTCTTTTAATGCTAGTACAAAACAATTAGCTGTATATTGTCATTCTGCTGGAGATAACATAGGTAAGTATGCTTTAGCTAGTGTTGTCGGTAACCCTGGAAATTATAATATAGAATGGGATGGTGACTGGACTGGTCATGATCTTATTGTAGGATACCTCTTTGATTATGAAGTAGAGTTTCCTACGATCTATCTACAGAAACAAGTTGGAGATAGAACACGATCAGATATAGAAGCTTCATTAGTAGTACAACGGATCAAATTAAATTTAGGTCATGCTGGATTATATGAAACTACATTAAAACGTATAGGTAAACCTGATTATACTGAAACATGGGAACCTGCTAAAGCAGACTCTTATAATGCTAACGCAGTTGATTTTGTATCATCAGTTACACAAACAATTCCAACATATGAGAAAAACACTAACTTAACTTTAACACTTAAGTCTTCCCACCCAGCCCCAGCTACATTACATTCGATGTCTTGGGAAGGTGATTTCACCGATAGATTTTACAAACGTGTCTAAATTAGATGAATATGTCCATCCAATCACGTTGGAGGCTGCTAAAGAGGTAGCCTCTAATTTACGTGAGGATGACCGTAGAGAGCTCATAGAAGGTCATGGGGAAGATCCTATGGAATACCTTACTTATGAAGCTGAGAGAGGCACCTGTGTCTATTTCTGTGTGCCTAACGGCAGGATTGCTGGTATGGCAGGAACAGAAAAAGATGGATTGGTATGGATGTTATGTACAGATGCAATAGATGATTATCCTATTACATTTGCAAGAGAAGCTAAACGTTGGATAGAGAGTAGGCCACATAAGCTTCTTTGGAATTATATGGACCCACGTAATGAAGTCCATAAAAAACTACTCAAATTTTTAGGTTTTAAATTCCTACGGGAACTCCCCTTTGGACCTAATAAGTTGCCCTTTATAGAGTTTTGCCGTGTGCGCAGGTAGTAATGCAGCGAAGGTTGCAAATGAAAATGCTAAAAGGCAGGAGATTTTTGCTAAGTGGAACCGTTTCCACAAAGGGATGACCGCCTTTAGTAGATACAGAATTAAAAAAGTCCAAGCTGCTGTTACAGAGGGTAACATATTTCAAGGCTTGGCTGGGAGATATGGCTCTTGGAGTCGTGCTCAACAAAAATATAATACATTTAAAAAGAATATCTTCAAAAAGAATGAAGAGTTTACTAAAAAACTATTAACTAATAGTACTTATGGTAAACTACTTGCAGCTGGTAAGGTAACTGGTAAATCCGTTGCTCGTATGGGTGTATTAGAAGATGCTATGCAAGGTGAGTTTTTTGCTAATAATCTAAGAAAACTTACTGATGCAAGAGATGCATTAGGAGTTGGAATGGTAATGTCTAGAATGAAAGCTATTTCAGCACAAGATGATACTTTTGCTGGAGTTGCATTTGCACCTTCACCTGATATCATGGCTCCAGAAGGCGCTCGTAGAAGTGTAGCAGCTGCAGCGATGGGCGATGCTTTAGCAGTTATTGGAACAGCATTGGGAGTAGCTGCCATGTTTCCAAGTGATACTCGTTTGAAAAAAGATATTAGAAAAATAGGAAAATCTATTGATGGTTATAATATTTACAAGTTTAAATATATTGATGAAGAGAATGATTACATAGGTGTAATGGCTGAAGAGGTTTATAAGAAAAAACCAGAAGCTGTTGGACGTATGGATAATGGATATCTTGGTGTAGATTACAACCAAATTGATGTAGAATTTAGGGAGGTTGCATAATGGCACAAGGCTTTAATGAATACGATACCTTCACCTATCAAAAAGCTCCTGATTATACCAAGAGTTTTGATGAAGCTGCTAATGTAAATGCATGGGCTGGAGCTATAGCTCAAGAGAAAGCTAATGCTGAAACTCGTATGGCTAATGCTAAACAAGGCGTTGCCAATTTTAATGCAGCTTCTAAACTTTCATTAACATTAGCTAAACAGTGGAAAGAACATACTGAGAAAAGAGATAACCGTTTAATGAATGAAGCGTATCAACTTCACTTAGAAGCTGGTATTACACAAAAGAAACTTCAAGATTATAATAATAGAAATAAAGACAAAGAAGGTTATCTCAAAGATGTTGGTCTTTACAATGAATTAGCTGCTAAAGCTAGAGCTGAAGGTAACCATACCTTAGCTGATAGATTAGAAGACGTAACTGGCCATAAACTTTTAATGGCTAAACAATCTCTTCTTAGAACTTCAGCAGTTAATTGGAGAGCAAATTGGGAAAGAGATAGAGAAAATTATTCACTTACCCGTGAAGATGGTACCACATTAACTTATGGTAATATTAGAAATAGAGCTGAATATAATTTATTAGTTAGAGAACATAATATCGCAATGGGGTTCACTGACGTAAATTGGGCTAGTCCTGAATTTATTGATCAAGAATTCCGTAAAACAATGGAACGGGAGCAAGCTAATGCGGTATATGAATGGCAAGCTCAAAAAAATAAAACAAGAGAATTTGAAAGAAAAGAAACTTGGAAAGCCCAATTAAGATCAGCTGCTGATACAGATCAATTAGGTCAAACAGTCTATGACTTAATGACAACTCAATATGGATTCTCAACTAACGGTACTGCTCAAAGTATGCGTGAAGATATAGCTACCTTAATAGCTAATGAAGTTGATGTATTCATAGCAACTAATGGACGACAAGGTATAGATCCTATGACACTAAGTTCATTAGATAGCTTTATGATTGACCATAGAGGATCTAAAGAACCAGTATCATTAGGTAAGACATTCAAAGAATTTAACAATGAACGAGGAGGGTTTCTATATCAGAAAATCCTAGAAGCTCAAGTTAAAAGAGTAAATGCTATTGATAATGAGAAAACAATAAAGCAAGTAAATTATATGAATTCTCTGAATCATCAAGTTTCAGAGCATGGATTGCCTACGAAAGAAGAACGTGCAGCACTTATATTACAATGGAGAAATGATCCAAATAATGTTGGTATAGCTGTACCTCCAGGTTTATTAAATTATTATACCGTAGAAGATCGTGAAGATGATGAGATGATCGCTGAGATTGAATCTAAAATAAATAAAGGTATAAAAATTCAGACTAGAGATTGGGCTAATATTCAAGATAAAACTAAACGTGACCAATATAAAGAGATTGCAAATGGTCCAGCAGGATCAGGTATTGATGCATCTAGTGCTGCTAGTAGAGATACAGCTTTACCAAGAGCTGTTGCTACACATTTAAGTGAAATAGGTTTACCAGGAACTAAATCTAAAGAATATGGGATTATGTTAAAACAAGCAGAAGCTCAATACAATTCACTTTATATGAGATATGCAAGAGAAGAAAGATTTGAAAGTCTTGATGACTTACATAATTATGTAATACAAGAAGTAGAACGAAGAATTGAAAAAGGTCAAATTAGTGGTGTTCGTGATGATCCAAAAGATCCTAGAACATTTACTAGAGAATTAACATCTGGTAGAAAATTTATAACAGAAGGTGTTGATAATAATATTAAAATTACAGATCTATTAAGTTCTGAACAGATTCCAGGTAGTGAGGCTCAATTCAAACGATTAGAGGCTTATGCTGCTAACCCTAATGGTAGAGAAATACCGTATTATTATACTAGATTAGCACGAGATATTAAAGGTATTAATGGTGAACAATTAGCAGCTATGCAATATCTAGCTGTTACAGGGAAAGAACTACCCAAATCCAAAAAACAAATAGCATTGGAAGAAGAAAGTCCTATTGTTAGATTTTTTGCTACCACATACCCAAGTTACAATTCAATTAGTAGAGCTAAAAAAATGTCTAATGGCCACGACTTTAATTCTAATGAAAGTTTAATAGAAGGAGTTAAATAATGACAGATAGTTTCCCACAAGGTGATATAGATGCTACGGCACTAAATGACCAAATTGAAAAGGATGAAGCTTGGTTAGCTGAAGAGGATGAACTCCAAGGAGTCCTACAAGAAGAGAAAGACCAAGCTGCTGCAACCGAACAGCAATATAGAGATGAACAAGCTGACCCTAGAAATCGAGAAGATTGGGGTATAAGTGGAGTTATTAAAGAACTTCAATCAGCTTTTGCTGGAGGAATTCAAGATACTACTTCTTCTATTGTAACTGCACCAGAAAGGTTAATTGATTTAGCTACTGGTGAAATGGGTAGAGAAGGTCAAACAGAAGAAGGATACCAAGCTGAATGGGATAATTTCTTTGTTGATGATGCAAATCCCATAGAAACTAAAACTTGGTGGGGAGGACTAATTAGAAGTGCTACTCATTTTGGTACATTAGGTGGTGCTATAGTTCTAGGAGCTCCAGTATTAGGAACAGCAGGAGCTGCTATAGGAGCTGGCCGTGTTGTAACTGGTGTAACAAGTATAGCTGCAAACCAATGGGCTAGAGCTGCAATGGTTGGTGCTGCTACAGATTTAGTTTCTAAATATTCACAAGATGCAAATGCCTTACAAGTCTTAAGAGATCGGTATGGTATGATAGATACCCCCTTAACTACTAATGATACTGATCACCCTGCATTGAAAACATTTAAAAATGTTGTAGAAGGTATGGGTATCGGAGAAGTAGCAAATGGTGTATTTCGTATACTAGGTAAAGGGATGAAAAGAGTCAGACCTGGACGTAGTATAGGGCAAGAAGTTATTGAAGATGGAACAGATATAGCATTAGAAAAATCAGCTAAAAGAGATCAAAGTGTATTAGATCAAACAATTGAAGCAGGTAAAGAAGAAGTAGTAGAAAGAGGATCAGGTTTTGGAGGACATAAGAATGTAGAAGCTGATTCATGGCAAGGAGCCCCTACTTCTAAAGATAATGTAATGGATGTCCGTGATTCTCAAAAGAGGATGAGGACTGAATGGGGTGCTGAAGATGGTTCTCCTGGTTCTGTAACAACCCCCTCACAATTAAGAAAGGTAGCTAAAACTGGTTTAGATGATGAGGTCATTGATGATATCTTTAGAGAACTAGTTAGTGAACCTAGATATAATGCAGAAGTCCAAGCAATCCGAAGTGGTGATAAAACCTTTAGAGATGTTTGGGGTGACTCAATAGAACAATGGGTAAGAACTGGACTAGGTAGAAATGCTGCTGATATCCCTGCTGATCAATACTTAGCAGAATACTTCACTAATGCAATGCCATTTTTTGCTAATTCTCCTGATGAAATGGTTGCTTGGACTACAAGAAACGTAGTAGCAGGTGACTTACTTGTTGGATCTTTATTAAGAGAAGCAAGAGATTTAGGATTAGCAGGTAGAGAATTAGCTGATATAGCTTATTTAGGTGATATAGATGGTCCCGCTGCTGCCTTAGTTGATAAATTAATAACAGCAACTACTGAAATAAAGAGATCAAGGATATTACATTCCCCTGAATTTAGAGGAATTGGTCAAGGATTAGATCCAGAATCAGCTCTTGCTGCTCAAAAACAGTATGTAAACGAAACTTTAAAAAGTCAAGTTGATGATACTATAGAAGGATATAAGATGATTTTAGATTTAGCTGGTGAGAGTGATAATGATGATCTCTTTAAAGCTATCTTTGAATCCATATCAATGTCTAAAGAAATACATAATGTCACAGATTTTGATAACTTTGTCCGTCAAAAGATTAAAGGTGGTGATTGGAAAGGTAAATATGATAAAGGTATTCTAATTAAAGAATTAGAAAAAGTAATGACTAATAGCATCTTAAGTGGACCTAAGACCCCAGCAAGAGCTATTATGGGTACTTCTACTGCAACCTTCTTAAGACCTATTTCAACAGCCGTAGGAGCTGCATTACGCTATCCATTTACTGGAGATGGCACTACAGTTCGAGCAAGTCTTGCAGCTGTGAACGCTATGCGTGAATCTATTCCAGAAGCATGGACTTTATTTAAAACTAAATTAGATGCTTATTGGGCTGGTGATATAGCAACAGTTAAATCAAGATATGCTGAATTTACTAGAAATGATCAGCACTGGGAAATGTATGGCCAGTGGATTGAGAATAGTGGTAAAGCAACAGATGGAGATAAAGCTGCTTATTATATGGCAAATATAGCTAGGAGTTTGAATGATAATAAATTCCTAACATATTCTACTAAACTCATGGCAGCAACTGATGATGCTTTTGGGTATATTTTAAGTAGAGCTAAATCAAGAGAGAAGGCATATTTTGATGCTATGCAGCAAGTCAACAAAGGTCAGATTACTGAAATCACACCTGAGATACTTGCTGATGGTCAGAAAAGATTTATGTCGGAGATTTTAGATGCAGATGGTAATATTAGATTAGATACAGATATTGGTAAAAATGTTGAGTTTGCTAAAAGAGAAGTTACTCTTACTCAAGATCTAACTGGATTCTCTAAAGGTTTAGCAGATGTAATGGAAAAGTCTCCATGGACAAAACCATTCTTTCTTTTTGCTAGAACAGGTGTAAACGGATTAACATTAACAGCTAAACATACACCAGGTTTTAACTTTCTTGTTAAAGAATGGAATGATATAGCTTTTGCTAGTATTGATGATTTAAGTAATGTAGCAAAATATGGTATTAATACTCCAGAAGATTTGATTAATGCTAAGGCATTACAAGGCGGAAGATTAGCTATTGGAAGTGCAGTTATTTCCATGGCAGCTTTCCACTTCATGAATGGAGGATTAACTGGAAATGGTCCTACAGACCAGAGTATGAGAAAAGTATGGTTAGATGCAGGTTATGTTCCTAGAAGTATAAATATAGGTGGAGTATGGATCGGGTATGATTCATTTGAACCATTCAACCAAATTCTTTCAGCAGTCGCTGATATAGGCGATCATAGCCAATTGATGGGAGATGAATGGACTAAAGATCAATTCCAAAAATACTCACTAATTTTAGCTCAAACAGCTGCAAACAAATCATACATCACAGGTCTACAACAAATGATAGACCTTTTCAGTGGTAAACCAGGGCAACAGAATAGAATAATTGCGTCCATAATGAATAATACAGTACCTCTAGCTGGATTGAGGAATGAGATTGGTAAGTTAATCAATCCTCATACACGAGAATTAGGTTCCTCAATAGGTGATTCTATACGAAATAGAAACCTAATAACTGAAGGAATTGCTCCAGACGGGTTACCTGTTAAATATGATATATTAAATGGACAACCTCTTAGGCAACATGACTTTGTAACAAGAATGTGGAATATGTTTATTCCTATTCCATTAAACCTAGACCAAGGTCCAGGAAGGAAGTTGCTTTTTGATAGTGGATATGATATAAGAATTTCAACATATTATGGTCCTGATGGTGTAGATTTAACGCAATCACCTGAACTTAGATCTCTATTCCAACAGTATATTGGCCAACAGAACATCGAATTAAAACTAAATAAACTTGCTGATGATCCTCGTGTTCAAAATTCTTTATTAGAAATGCAAGCAGATTTAAGAGCAGGTAGAAAAGACCTTGATCCTATGAAAACTTATCTCCATAATACATTAATTAAGAGAGAGTTTGATAAAGCTCGTAGAAAAGCATGGGCTCAGATGATGCAACTACCAGAAGTTAAAGATTTGTTAGCAGAGAAGAGAGCAATCGAAATGCAGCAAAAAAGAAAATTAAGAGAAATGAGTGCTTTAACACTACAAAACAAATAAAATCATAACAAGATGGCTGTAACTTATACAGAGAATGGTACTAATACTCCGAATGGTTCTCATTTGGAGTTTAGTTATACCTTTCCAACAGTTAAAACTGATGGTACTGATGTTAACGTTTCATTAGACGGTCAAACACAAGCAACATCTAAATACACAGTTGATACTACATCTTCACCCACTAAAATAACTTTTAATAATACTAGTATAAATAGTCTGTTACAAGAAAGTACAGGTGCTCCAAAGACTGGTGTTGTTGTAAGAGTTTATAGAAATACATTACTTGAAGATGCTGATGGAGTTACATATGTAGCAGGTTCTTCTATAAGAGCTCAAGACTTAAATGCTAACTATGATCAACTTCGTTACGCATTACAAGAAGAAAAGAACACTTTATTACAAGAAGAGAATGTAACAGATTTAGCTATTACTAGAGCTAAAATAGCTAATGATGCAATAGATAGTACTAAACTTGCAGATAACTCAGTAGGTTCTTCAGAGTTACAATCTGATTCTGTTGGTAATACTCAAATAAAAGACAACGCTGTTACAGCTGCTAAGATTGCAGCTGATGCAGTTGGCTCTGCTCAAATAGCTGACGGAGCAGTTGGTGCTTCAGAGATAGCAGCAGATGCAGTTAGATCTGCTCAAATACAAGATGGAGCTGTAGGATCATCTGAAATAGCAGCTAATGCTGTGGGATCTGCACAAATTGCAGACGGAGCTGTAGGTAGCTCTGAAATAGCTGCAGATGCTGTTGGAGCTGCTCAGATAGCAGACGGAGCTGTAGGCTCAGCTGCTTTAGCTGCAGATTCTGTAGGATCAGCACAGATAGCTGATGGAGCTGTAGGAGCTTCTGAGATAGCTGCTGATGCTGTCAGGTCTGCACAGATACAAGACGGTGCAGTAGGTAGTTCTGAGATTGCAGCAGATGCTGTAGGTAATGCTCAGTTAGCTGATAACTCAGTTGCAGCTGC